AAATAATATAGATGCCGAAGCTGCATTTAAAAATTCAATGGCAACAAAAGTAGGTGATGCTCTTGAGGTGAAAAGAAAAGAAATATCATCTAATTTTGTAAAGAGTGTTAATCCAGAGGAAACTAATGCTGACGCTTGAAGAAATATATAGTTCAACAGTACTTGAAAAGGATGAACACAAGAAATCTCGGCAGTATAAGAAATTGTCTCCGAAGATGAAGGATGCTGTTGACCAAATTTTTAAAATTATGGACTCTAAACCTTCAGATTTCCTAAATACTTTCGAGAAAACTATAAAAGATGTATCAAAAAAGTTTAAAGTAACTGAAAAAGAACTTATGAGCTATTTTGAAAAAGAAATGTTATCAATATAGGAGTGGACAATGGCAGTCGTATTACATGAAATAGTGGATTCTGATTTTGAATATGTACTCAAAGCTACCACCACAGGCACAAATAGTGCGGCAAGTCTTTTAGATGTATCAGCTGCTGAAGGTGCTGCGACTGATCCAAGAGTTTCAATTGTTGGAGTTGCATGGTCGCTTGCAGCTCAAACTGATATTTTATGGGATGCAACATCAAATGTGGTTGCTCTTTCATTAAGTGGAAGTGGTAAAATGGGATTTGGAGATGGTATGCCTGCAATTCCGAATAATGCTGGAGCGGGTGTTACAGGAGATGTTCTTGTAACTAATGGAACTTCTGTTGGCACTCTTGTAATTAAATTCAGAAAAGTATCTGGTTGGGATAATATCACATGAACACTGTAAAATTATTTTCAGAGGCTGTAGAAGAAGTAGAATACATCACTGAAGCTAAAGAAGGTGGTGGTAAAAATTATAAAATTAAGGGTATTTTTCTTCAAGCAGATATTAAAAACCGTAATGGTCGTGTATATCCTATGGAAGTTCTTGAAAAAGAAGTTTCCAGATATAATAAAAAATTCATCAATGAAAATCGTGCTTATGGAGAGTTGGGTCATCCCGAAGGACCAACTGTTAACCTAGAGCGTGTATCTCATATGGTTACAGAGTTGTATCCAGATGGTAAGAATTTCATTGGTGAAGCGAAGATTATGGAAACTCCGATGGGTAAGATTGTAAAAAATATTATGAATGAGGGTGGTAAATTGGGTGTTTCTTCTAGAGGCATGGGAAGCTTGAATCAAAAAAATGGTGCAAATTATGTAAGAGATGATTTTTATCTTGCAACTGCTGCCGATATTGTTGCAGACCCTTCCGCACCAAATGCTTTTGTAGAAGGTATTATGGAAGGAAAAGAGTGGGTTTGGAACAATGGAGCTCTGATTGAGTCAGAACTTGTTGAATTAAAGCGGAAATTTGACGTTAAAAAGCGTAAAAGAGATGCAAAAGTGGAAGCTTTGGAGTTTGCCAAGTTCCTCAAAAAGTTATAATTTATAAATATAATAATAACAGAAGGAGACACATCCTATGTCCGAATTAGATAAAACAATTGAAGAACTCGAAGCGGAAGTTCTTGCTGAACTTGAAGAAGCTTCTGAGAAACCTTTAGGAAAAGCAAAAGACCTTGGATTAGGTTCTGATAATGCTGGAGATAGTGTCTCCAACGCTAAAGACCCTGCTCCTAATGTCGCTGGTGCTGAGAGTAAAGAAAAAGTCGAAGGCGAGAAAGCAAAAGACGGTGGTAAGGCTGTAGTCGAACCTGATGCAAAATCCTCCCCAACAGATGTTGCCACAAAAACCGCAAAACCTGTGAGTGGTGATGCTCAACAGAAGGGTGCAAAATCAGCAGAGGGTCCGAAGAAATTGGCCGCTGGTGATGAAATCGACCATGACGGCGAAGAGCTGGAGGAGAACAAAAAAATGACTAAAGCTCAGGCTCTAGAACAGATTGGCAAAATGAAGAAGGCAGACATCGAAGAGATGTTGGCTGCTCGTGCTGCTAAACTTGCTGAAACCGATAAGGCGGAAACAGAAGAAGAGTTGAAGAAACTTGAAGACCAGAAGGCAGAGATTGACGAAAGAATTAAGAGTATTTCTGTCAAAGAGGATATGGAAGCGCTCATGGGTGCTGACGATAATCTCAGTGAGGAGTTCAAGGTTAAGGCCGCAACTATCTTTGAGGCCGCAGTAAAAACCAAGATTCGTTCAGAGATTGAGCGAATTGACGATCAAGTAAGGTCTGAGAAAGATTCTGAATTGGATGCTTTCAAGGAAGAACTTACTGAAAAAGTAGACACATACCTCAACTATGTTGTAGAGGAATGGACGAAGGAAAATGAGTTGGCAATCGAGCGTGGTTTGAAGGGTGAAATTGCAGAAGACTTTATTTCTGGATTGAAACAGTTGTTCGTAGATCACTATATTGATGTTCCAGACGAGAAGTATGACGTTCTGGAAGCTCAATCTGAAAAGATTTCCGAACTAGAAGAGAAGTTGAATGAGGCAATTCAGAAGAGTGTTGACCTCACTTCTTCCAATGATAAACTAGTTCGTGAACAGGTCATTTCCGAAGTTTCTGAGGATTTGGCTGATACCGAAATTGAGAAGTTTAAATCACTTACACAAGATGTTGACTTTGGGAATGAAAAGTCTTTCCGTGAGAAACTTGACACACTGAAAGAAAGTTATTTCCCGAAATCTCAACCATCAAGTACAAGTGAGGAAACATTTGGTGATGAAGATGGTAGCACCGCAAAGGACGTTGATACGACAGATGCCATGAAAACGTATATGTCGGCAATCAGTCGTAATCAAAAGGCGAGTGCATAAAACATTATATTAAACGGATGTAACTAAAAAGGAGAAACAAATGTTTCAAACAGAACATCTACAAGAAAAGTGGCAGCCAGTCCTAGAACACCCCGATCTTCCACCGATTGAGGATTCTTATAAGCGGGCAGTTACTACTCTCATCCTAGAGAACCAAGAAAAGGCTCTCAAAGAAGATCGTGGCTTCCTTTCAGAAGCTGCTCCTGTTAACGCCATGTCCGGCGGACAGATGGACACTTGGGACCCAATTTTGATCTCATTGGTTCGTCGTGCCATGCCTAATCTGATTGCATATGACGTATGTGGTGTGCAACCGATGACAGGTCCAACTGGTCTTATCTTTGCAATGCGCTCCTCATTCCTGTCGCAAGACGGTGCTGAGGCTCTCGTTGACGAAGCAATGCCTGGTAAAACTGGTGCATCGAACCAGAACGCCGCCGGTACTATCGGTGGTGGTGATGTTGGTGCAACCGAAACTAACCCTGCGGTTTTGAACGATAGTCCTTCTGCCGGTACTTATGTAAGTGCAACAGGTATGACGCGGGCCCAGGCTGAAGCATTAGGCGATAGTTCAACTAACGCTTTTGCTCAGATGGCGTTCTCAATCGAAAAGTCCACGGTTACTGCTGTATCCCGTGCCCTCAAGGCCGAGTATACAATGGAACTCGCTCAGGACTTGAAAGCAATCCACGGTCTAGACGCTGAGACAGAACTTGCAAATATTCTTAGTTCTGAAATCCTCGCTGAAATCAACCGTGAAGTAGTTCGTTCCCTGTACGTCACCGCTGTTAAGGGTGCTCAGGTTAACACGACAACTGCTGGTATCTTTGATCTGGACACCGACTCAAATGGTCGTTGGTCAGTTGAGAAGTTCAAGGGCCTTATGTTCGCTATCGAACGTGATGCCAATGCGATTGGTCAACAGACTCGTCGCGGCAAGGGTAATATGCTCATCTGCTCCGCTGATGTTGCTTCTGCACTTCAGATGGCGGGTGTTCTTGATTACACTCCTGCTCTCAGCAATAACCTTAATATTGACGATACAACCACCACATTTGCTGGTGTTATGAATGGTCGCTTCAAGGTATATGTTGATCCGTATGCTGCTAATGTAGCTGCTTCTCAATACTATGTCTGTGGTTATAAGGGTACTTCCCCTTATGATGCTGGATTCTTCTACTGCCCATACGTTCCGCTCCAGATGGTTCGTGCGGTTGGTGAAAGTTCCTTCCAGCCCAAGATTGGTTTCAAGACTCGTTACGGTCTTGCTGCTAATCCTTTTGCCGCCGC